CATCGACATGAATGTAATTAGTCCCATCTTCATTCTCGTAATACCCTTCCCAATGTTTTATATGTCTTCTATTCCATACTGAATCTTCTTCAGATTGGACTTCCATCATATATTCTTGATAGAATTTTTGGGATTGGCCACTATCGTAATAGAACTTTTTCTTTTCGTCTAATTTCTCTTTTGAAAAAAATGATGGCCAAAGAGGAGTTCCATCTGCTAAAATTGCTTTATAAGTTATTACTCTCCAAGAAAAATCTTCACCACTTTTCTCAGCTTTTTTATAATTATTAATAAGATTGTTAATAAAGGAATCATAATGTACGGGAGTGCCATTAACACGGAGCCTACCAGTATGAGGCTCAAGTGCAGGATAAACAACAGCGGTAACCAAATTAGCGTTCTTAGCCCGAGCGTCGGGTGTAATGGTATTTGCTTCATGTTCAAAGTCATCCAATATAATTAAATCATATCTTTTATGCAACTTTGCGCCACCACGAATACCTGCTACATTACTTTTAGATATTAGTTTACATCCATTAGATAATTCTATATCTTCCTCTGTCCACTTTTTACCTTTAAGATTTCCAAAAAAATACTTGATACTATCATTAAATTCTAGGTGATGCTTTATATAATCCATATTACCTACTGATAATTTTTGAGTAGCAGATACCCAAGCATAAAAATGCATATCATCTTTAGGACAAAAAACAAAATCTTTTATAATAGAAGCTTTAGTTAATACTGTTTTACCATGACCTCTAGGAAGAATAATACCTAACTGTTTTATTTCTACATTATCAATGGAATCCGCCATCTCGTAATGAAATGGAGGGGTTTCACTTCTCAGAAAGTCATCAGGAAGAAACAGCTTTCCAAAAGCAATCAAATCTTTATGGGCAAGTAATAATTGCTCCTCAGCTAGACTTATGTTCTTCTTGTTTATGTTCGCCATCTTTTCTTTTCTTATCTAAAAACTTTTTAAACTTTTCCTCATCTTTGTTCATTTCAATATAGAAGTCAAGTACTAATTCAGCATTTCTTTGTCTTTCAATCGAATTTGCAAGGGCATATTCAAGAACCATAATTCTTTGAATCAAATCTTTTCTTTTTAATCCTCTTTTTGTTGCTATACCCATATCTCTTTAGCCGCATCCCTTATTTCAAATTCTTTTAATAGTTTATCTTCATCTGCATCTTTAGTAAAAGTTACAACAGAATCTACACACCCTTGTATATAGGATTTAGCTTCTATCATTGTATCAAAAGACCTCATTAAAGCATCAGTTTTATCTTCTTTCATATTCTTCCAAAATACTAAAAATGCTCCTCCATATCTCATCTTCCCTGTCCCCTATATTTCTTTTTATAATATTTTTTACTCACTTTATTTCCATGCTTAGTATTTTTACTTGAACCCTGTCTAGTCTTTTTCCCTCTAGGCTTAATATATTCATCCATTATATGCTTTACCTCTAAAGATAGACTTTCCATTATAAATACCAACAGTATCTATTTGAAATCTTTCTTCATCATACTCAACAATCCCTATACCCTGTTGCCAATTATATCTTGTTCCACCACCAGGAACAATTCCATCTATTCTTGCAAGAGTTCCACAGGATATTGCTTGATATATTTTGGGATTCCCATGAGTCCATACAGTCTTATGGCCCATTTCTAATCGATGTACATGACCTTGAACAACACTAATTCTAGGAGAGTCAAGCATCTTCATTACACTCTGACCACTTTTTGCACCAACTTTATTACCATGTATACATACAAGATTATCATTTATGTAAAACTCACCATGAGGATAATTACCTATATACTCTACACCAATTTTATGCAATCCCAACATATATGGAACAGACATTAAATCTGGAACTTCTGGTTCATTTGCTGGTTTAATACCATAAGCTTGAATAGTATTTTGTACAATACTGTCAATCATTCTTTTTTCGTGATTACCTTCTATATATACCATCTCTTCGCAATATGGTCTTAATTCTGAAATCCAAGAAGCCAACCAGTCCAAACTTGGCTGAGTTGTGAAGTAAAACTCTGGAGAACGGACATAATGAGTAGACCAATCGGGTAAATCTAGCATATCACCTAACATTATTATCCTATTTGGCTTTAATTCCTTAATTATTTCAGTAGCAATAGCAATTGCCTTTAAATCATGAAGTGGTGTTAATACTCCAGTATTTAAATCTCTTTTAAATCCAACTTGAGCATCTGGAAGAATCACATCTAATTTTAAATCTCTGGTAGGAATCTTAACATTAAAAGAAATATCTGATACCGAAGCTCCTTGTACTGGAGGGAAATCACATTTAACTGGAATTTTTCTAACTAAACTAGCTCTTGCTTGATAGTTCGTATGGGTATTCCATATTATCTTTCCATTAATTTCCTCTTTAGCTGATACATCCCATTGATTTACTTTAAAATTTGTTACTTTCCATATATCTTCTGATATTTCAAACTTATCTAAAAGACTATCTAATGTTGGAGCTTTTCCAGTTGTTATATTATCCGTTACATAAGTATAATTTAATTCCTCTACTACAGAAGACGTATTTACATTAGATATTGGGACATCATATTCTTCTAAAAATTCTCTAGTGCAATCATGACACTTATACCTTTGTATATCGTTTCTTTTTCCATTTTTCTTATTTTTATTTGAACCACAATTAGGACAGGTCATTATCATCTCCTTTTATTTCCTTTAGTTGAGGCCGCTCTGCTTTTTCGAGCTGCTCAGGTGTGAAACCTTGGAACATTCCTACAATACCCATTTCTCTGGATTTTACAGTTATTCCAGAAGTTCCAATTATTTTTGCAAGTTCCTTTGTTGATTGTAATACGATGCCATCATCTGAACTACTATCAGCAAGACACTTTAATTTATTTAAGACATACTCATGGTCTAATCCCATTCCTTTTGCTATATCTAATACAGACTTTTCTACTTCTTGCATAACTCTTTCCTGTTTTAATAATATTGTTGCTTTTCTTCTTGATTGTAATTCATCATCACTATTATACGCATCCATATAAGCCTTTACAGGCCCCATCCCAACAGCTACATTTGTAGCAAAAATCTTTTCCCTTTGAGTAACACCTACCCTCTCTTTTATTGATTTAGGGTTCTTTCCAGAGAATGTATATCGATTTGGATGCTTTGAAAAATCAGTGTCCATCTTGCAATCTTTCTTTTTTAGGAATGTACCAACAACAGTGCGTACATATCCACTAGCATATTTATAATTTTTTCTATCGTTAGGATGTTTTATTTTGTCTACAACTTTGAGAAGTTGGACTATCCTTTTATCATCACTCCAAACCCAGTCTCCCTCTTTACCTTTTCTCCAGTCTTCTAGAGGAGTTTTATCTTGATGATAGTTATAAAACTCGGATATATGTTCATATATGTAATGTTTTTTATTCTTTATTTTGCGGTGTTCCATTATCCCCTTTTCGAAAATCACACGCCTGTCTATATAAATTCTCTATTAATTGATTAACAGCGCTTGGTATATAATATATCTGCTCATCTATTTCGATTGGACATGTCTCTTGAGAAGAAAGTCTTGATAAAATCTCTTCTTGAGCTTCTCTAGGAAGATTGGAAAGCTCTAGCATTCCAAAGGCCATTAGTATAAAAAGACAATTTCTCCAGCTGCTGGAGCCGAATCATCTCCATTGTCTCTTGCTCCCTCAGCGCACACTTTCAATACTGTACCTACTGGTATTGCCTTGAAATGTATCCATTCACCACCAACGTTAAGGTTGTAATTTCCCGCTACTCCACAATATACTGCTCTACATGGGTCTAAAGTTGCAGTTGCAACCTCAACACTTACAGCTTTTATATATGGCGCAAGACTTTCCCTTTCAGTAAAATCCATTAATCCTTTAGGCATTTAAATACTCCATTTCATATGTGTAAATATAAGTGTAAAGATTCTTTCAATTCAACTTCTTTTTAAATGCACTTGATGTACAAGTGTTCCTACGAAATACAAATAAAAAACCTTTTTATAGTAGCCCATTATATATGAATGAAAAGTGGAAAGTCAAGTGATATTTTACAAAAGACCAAGTTATTCTCAGAAAAAAATGCAGGATTTTGATATGCGCTCTTATACACTATAGACCCCCCCAAAGGGGGGATTTGCATATAGCAATTTTAGTTATATTTCATTTTTTAGATTTTATTGATATTTAATTAATTAATAAGAAAGGTTGATAATATCATGACTTACAAAGAATACAAACAGTTATTCGATGAAGAATCCGACCGTGGTCTCAAGTCTGCTATGCGTGCTCCTCAAAAGAGAGGCTGGTCAGCTATGACTAAACAAAGTATTGAGAGCAAGAATGATGTCATACGTGCTTGTAATACTAATCTATCCCTTATAGCATCCAGATGTGCTGAGAGATACAGTGACAAGCCTTCTTTACTCAAAGATGAAGAAGACGAGAAGCTGATTGGTTAACATTGAGGGCTTTCATTAGCCCTTTTTGTTACCTTTTTACCTTATACTTGTGTAAAAGTGTGATAGCACGTCAAATATGTCCCATATACATCCCAATAATATATGGTCACACACATCTTTAAATAGTACCAAATTCGTAGTAACTTGGTCATTAACCCCTAACAACGAAAGGAGTGTAATATGTCATTACATTTCGCACCCAAAGAGAAAGTATATTTTGTCCTTAATTCACATGGTATTGTGTTAACATGGTCTGTTATGAAAGAACAGTGTGTCCAATACATAGAAAATAATGGAGGTAGTTACAATGCATCATAAATATTTTTATGCTATTCATAATAACAATATTAACTCTCAAGTAAGAACATGATTAATTTCATAATCGCACTACTAATAACAATGGTGATTATAGGCCCTATTGCAATTGCAGTATGTATCAATGCTTATAATCAAGAGAAGTTCATTGAAGATACAATTAATAAAACTCTTGAGTTCTGTCCTTATAAATATAAGTGGCAAATTGCTGAAGATTTATCAATGAGAGACAAGAGTGCTAAGTTCTCGTATCTTATGACAATGCCCAAACAACAAGTCAAAGACTTATGGATGATGGAAGTACATAACATTCCAACCTAGCGTTGTGAGGGGGTGCTGAGCAATCACTTTAAAAGGCTCAAATTATTGGCATTACTAATGTTTATTCCCCATCGTGGTTATGAAGGTAATTATAAACAAACTGTAGTGCCAAATACTTGCAAGCCCACTACTGTATTTAGCCAACAGGTATGGCATCAATAGTTGACTTTAGGCTGAAGTAAAGAATGTTGTA